CTGTGGTGAAATTTTAGGAGACAAATGGAAACCGTTTATTAAATTATGTAATGATATAAAAAATAAAGATGATGTTGAAACGGATAGTCAACTGGATATTCAAACCATTGATTTACGTCGAGGTGTGAAAAAATCGGTGGAAGCCAAAGTTTTAGATAAGATGCACTTAAAAAAAATGTGTTGCCGTAGAATGATGTTGACTACGGTTCCACTCATTACGTATGTAAATTAAATCCATTCAACCCAAGGATTCGCTATTCGACACTCTAAATTGATATCACTCAAGCAAATCAATAAATACATGTAACCTAATTTACGATTTCCTTCTTCAATCGCATGTTCAAATTTTTGAACATCATCCGCGAGTAAATTCAGTATCTGTGTCGATGTCAATTGTCGTAAATCATTCAACGGATAATTAAAGACATATCCATTGGGTGGTATAATACAACATTTTTGTTCTCGTGTCATTTGAACTCTGTAATTCCACATATCTTCTAACAATCGATACAAATGGATCAGTTTAGATTTCGGCAACTCGCGAAGCCATTGTTCTTGAAATGTATATCCACATTGTGTCATTGTCACAGATATATCGATTATTTTTCGTTGAACAATCTCTTGTAAATTTTTAGGTTTGTAATCTTCAATTTCAATTGTGTGACCTAACGATTGAATGTGACCAATTAATTCACCTACTTGATCATACACTAGAGGAGGAAACTCTTCCCGTGTGTACGGATTGGATTTTTTCTGTTTGAGCAATGTATGAATACTTCGTAAATCAAAATACCATATATTCTCTTGTGTATCTTTGTATGAATAAAAATAAGTCTTATCACTGTCTTGTATCGGTGTCATATACAAGAAATCTTCTTCATTTTTACATTGATTTAGATGATTCCATCCTGGTCCTCGAAGTTTATGGAAACGCCGTTGACATCGATGTTTAAACCACGTTTGTAAGAACTGTATGTGATGAATGTTGTCTATGAAATAGTAGATCCGTTTCAATAAAACAAACAACACCTTTTTTTTGCGTCGTTTTATCTTTATCAAATGTGTGGGAGATGTCTGAAGGCAAGGTAGTATAGAGAGCAATGTAGTTATGATATCTCTTTTCAAATAATCGGATTCAATTCCCGTGAATCTCTCTTTGAGTATGATATCATTGTCACATAAATACAATTTTCGTTGTTGTCTTGAATATCCACCATAACGTTTCATGAATCTTACTATTTACAATTATTTAAATACAATTCAAAGTGATTTGATTTTCTTGGAATCACTCGGTTCCATAAATCGTTCATCTGTAATTTCACATTTCGCTAACTTTTCTCGTAAGTAACACACAAACGTTAATCGTGTGTAATTTTCATAAATACCTACTGTACCTACTTTAGGATTATCTTTGAATTCTTTGGGTAACAATTCATTGTTTTTTTTTTGTTCGGGTGTTTCATAAATAGGTGTATTTGAATGCCATTGATGAACATCCATCGCCAAGAAATCATTCGTTCGAACATCCACGGCGATTCCAAATTGAGGAAAAATAGTATAACCTCCACTGTATTCCCCTCGTTCTATCACCGTCAAATTTCCAAATCCATCTTTAAAATCACCTGCATCTCTATGTAAAGCCGTTCTAAAATTACGATTAATCGTTATGGTTGAAAACGAAGTCAATCCATTGTTATATGCGTCAAGTACTTGAGGATCGGTTTGTTTGTTTTGATAGTACTCAATCACTTGAGGAATTGCATGGCGTTTGATCTGAAAAAAAGGTTTAGATTGTGCCCGTTTGTATTGAAGTTTGTAATGTTCTGGAGTTAATCTTTTATACAATTCATCTATCTTTTGAATAAAAGGCAATCCTTTTTGATATGATTCAAAATTCGTTCTTGTAAAATGAGTCAAACGACACGGTAATTTCATAAAATTATTTGAAGATTCAAAAAATCCAATAGGATTAGAAGCCACTTGATTGTTGACTTTCATTTTACTTTTTTGACCATTTTTCAAAAGATAACTAGTTGCCCATTTCTTTGTATCTACAATTTCACGTTTCGACCAATAAGTTCCTTTTGTGTCGATGGGTCCCGCTGAAGCTCCTCTTCCTCTTGATGGTTTGGCTAACATTTTATAAGAATCCCACCCAAGTTGAGTCAACTCAGACGAGATCACTCCTTTTCGAAATTTCATAAGTAACTTTTTTTCTCCTTGATCCCAATAATAGATATCGGTATCTTTTGTGACAACAGGAAATTTCATATAACTCTCATCTATCCATGTACCTTCTAATTGTTTGGTTTCTTTGTCTGTCAAAAATTTTTCTGTGATCAATTCCTGAACCATTGTTTACTATAGAAAAGATAAAAAGATTCGTTTTTATCCTCAAATAAAAGAAAGACACAAAAGTAATGATGAAAAGAAAATATTCTCAATTGGTAGATGAAGCCGTGGATCCAGAAACCGGGGAAAGCAATCCAAACTTTATTTACGATGAACCCTTGCCATGTAAATTGCACATGTATTCATCCAACAAAAAGGGTAAGTTATCGGTATTATCTGAAATGTTATCTGAGAAAACTCGATCAAACCCACTTCCAACGGGTAGAAGAACTTGTGACCGATCAGATCGATCGTAATTTAGAAACAAGAACAAGTTTTCCGTTTACGAGTTAATTGAATCCATTCTTGGATTGTATATTGATTACTCATCGATAAATTACAACGAGCACAAATCGGTTTTAAATTATCTACATCTAAGGTACCGCCTTTCGATTCAGGTTGATCATGACCCACATGAAAATCAAAGACATTGATTTGATTGTGACACCAACGAACATAACATCGATGTTCATATACTTTTCCAAAATTTTGTAACCAACATTGTTCCCTTATCGCTTTCGGTATATGAGCTTTGTTTGTCATTTACTACTGTGTGAACTGACGTGTTTAATATATTTTTGATAACAATGTTTGAATTACATTCGGTTTCGGTGTCATTTCACCTAAATATTCATCCACTAGTCCAACATAACTAATTTCCATTGTTTGAGACATATCATGGATATAGTCATCTGTAACAAACGAAACTTCTTTGTAACTGTTAGATTCATAACTACTGTAAATTTTGTTTTTGAAGTAAGCTCCGTCTTCTCCTTCCACTAACCAGGCATGTTTAGGTGGAGTTTTTCGCAATTTAGATAACCGTTGTTTACGGCGTTCCCGTATAACATCCATTACATTCATTCTTTACTATGTATATATATATATTTAAATACATCTATCATAAACAGAGTAATCATAAACAGACTAGTATGAGTTTATTATCATTTGATATAGGAATCAAAAATTTGGCGTATTGTGTTTTATGCAAACAAACCCAACATATCCAAGATTGGGGAATCTTGAATATCTCATGTGATGATATTTGTGAACATACAAACAAAGGCAAACAATGTCATAAATCAGCCACATATGAAACCACGTGGTTACCCACGAATGTAAAATTATGTACAGGACACACGAAATTGAAACAATACAAACCTCCTCTAAAAAAAAAGGTAAAACGATTGAAATCGAAAAACACAATGCATAGTATTGGAAAACGTATGGTTGACAGTTTAGACAAACTACCTCATTTATTGGATTGTGAAAGTGTGATTGTCGAAAACCAACCTAGTTTGAAAAATCCAACCATGAAATCCATTCAAATGATGGTCTATAGTTATTTTCTCATTCGATCCAATCCAGTCGAATTAGATATGATCAATGCAAGAAACAAATTGAAAGTATACAAAGGACCCAGTTTAGATTGTCCTTATGAAAATATACCTAAACATAGATACAAACGAAATAAATGGTTTGCGGTTCGCTATTGTGAAGAAATGATCCAAGAGGAATCCGAATCTATGATCAATTTATACAAAACGAGTTCTAAAAAAGATGATTTATCGGATTGTTATTTACAAGGAATTTACTATTTGAATTGATTATCGTTGCCAACCAGGGGAATCTTCAGGTTTTACTGGATCACCTGTTCTACAGGTACTTGCACTATGAGCACAAGGTGATTCACAGCATTTGTGTTCACTTGTAGCCGATACATGACAACAAGACCACCCCTCTGGACAATCTGTTTGCCATTTAGTTCCTTTACTTGTATTACAAGTATATTTATAACATCCTTTTTCAGAACCACCATACCCTTTGTTACAAAATTTACATTTCTCAGTACCATAAGGAACATTTCCACATTCTTTCCCTTTCATTGCAATACCATTTTGACATGTACAACTGTCTACGCAGGATTTTGATGTACAATCATATGTTTTACCAACAGGACACTGACAAGCGGATTCAGATGATTGACAATGATCGCTTGATCCACAACATTTTGTAGGATCTGATTCTGTACATAAATTCAGAGGCCCTCCAGGTATAGGTGGCTTAGGTGGCCCTGGGGGTGAATCACCGCCCTTTCCACCCCCATTTCCACTCGTAGGTGAGGGAGTTGTCGATGTTACATACCAAATAGCTACACCACTACCTATCAAAAACAAAACAAATATTATAGATACTATGACTATAACACCCGAGTTACCTTTGGGTGGTCGAGGTAAGTAGGGATTCATCATGGGAGCAAGCATTTATCTATACTATGTAGACTATTTTTTTTTTATGAACGATTTGTGTTACACATACATATGTCCGTTGATTTGCTTTTATCCGATGTAGATTGATCGAGTAAATATCTAACTTTACTTACAACCACGACCGTTCCCGTCACTATCAGGTTTTGCACATCCATGACCGCAACAAACATAGGTATCCACTGGATTTCCATCTTCTGAAACTGTTTTCAAACAACAGGTTGAATATTTATCATGGACATTGTTTTCACCTGGATTTTTGACACCTTGACACGTTCCAGGGGTTGCGCCCGACCTTCCCGAGGTATCACATTGTTTGATACAGGCGATTTCATTTTTTTTAGAGGTTGTTTCTTTGATATAAATAGGATCACACTTCGCACATCGATTGATTGTGTGGTCTAAAACGGGTCCACAAGCATCCCCAGTTAACGGCGTTCCTCCCTGACAGACGCAATTATTGACACATTTTCCTGTAGTACAATTAAATGTTTGTCCGGATAAACATTCACACCGTGATTCTGATTGACTACAATCAACTACACCTTTTTTATCTGGACAACACTTTGAAGCATCAGACCCTTTATAAGAACAATAATCAGAACAATATCCACACGATTTTTTACAAATTTGTGTTCCCCCTTCTTGTCCTTTTTCTAAATCATAGTGACAAAATTGTGTATAATCTTGTGAGGTTAATGTACCTATACCATCTACCTTGATTGGATTTTTTGAACTACAATTGCTAAATACTTGTGAATTGGAATCACAGGTTTCTGTTTGTTTTTTATTCGATGCGTATATTTGTTGGTATACTTGTTCCAGTTGTTTATCCGTTAAACGCCCTTTAGGATGTACATATCCACCACCCGGTTTGGGTGTAGGTGTTGGTGTTGGAGGAGAAGGAGGTGGTGGTGGTGGTGAATCACCTCCATCTCTTCTCCTATTTCCACTAGTGGGTGAAGGCGTTG